CAACTTCTGTATTTAAAAAACTTCTAGTGATTTGACAAATTTCACATTGTAATAAATTCATCTTAAACCTTTCATTTTTGAAAATATTTAAGGAAATTATATATTATTTATGAAAGTTTGTCAATATATTTTATTCATTTTTGATAAATTATTCTAAAATATTTGCCAAAAATGAAAATAAAGGGTGTGGAAAATTTCCATATCCTTATAATTCTGATATTATTTTATGAGCTTTTTTGATTGTTTCTAACTTTCGCTTTAATTCTATATTTTCAAGCATTGTTTTTAAAAAAAGTTCTGTAAGTCGTGGCAAATCTCCGCTTTTCCAACGTGCTATAGTACTTTCTGGGATTTCTAACATTTCGCTTAGCTGTCGTTGAGTAATGTTTAACTCTTTGCAAACCTTTTTAACAATGTTTTCTTCTGTCATTTTTCTCCTTTATTTTAGATTAATATTTTTTTAGTTATAATCTTTTCATTACTTTTCAGTGATGAAAGGATATGGCTCATTTATGGGTTTCCCTGTCTTAGTGCAGGGCTTACTATATTTTCTACTATTTTATTTTTAATCACTTCAAAATCATCATTATTAATCTTTCCTATATAAGTTCTTATTCTTTTAGTGTCAAAAACTCTCATTTGCCCTAAAAGTGCAACTTGTAAAGTGCCTTTATTGTCTTTAAATTTATGAAATAAAAATCCTTTTTTGTTTTTGGTCTTAGAACTTAAAGGAATGCCTAAAAATGTGCCATTATAAAAGCTATTTATCACTAAAACGGGGCGCGTAAAAAACTCATTTTTACCATAAACTTCGCTACCCACATTTAAACCAACGCTAAGCCAATAAATCTTTTTTGCGTTTGCCTTTCTGATTAAACTTGCTTTATTTAAACTTTTTTTGCGTTCATTCCAATTATCAAACTGCTCTTCATTCATAATTATCTTTCTTTTCTTTATAAAATCCATAAGCTAAAGCTATTGAAACTATAGCTAAAGTTACCACACCAATTCCTAAAATAATATCCATTATAATTCCTTAATCTCTTGTGCTGTCATATTACCCCTTTATCTCGCAAACTAATTCTATATCACAATTTTTAGGATTAGTAAAACTTTCAAAGGCTTGTTTAATCCTAAAAAATGGGTCATTTAGTTCGTTTATGCCAAAATTATTACCGCAAATAGGGCAAACATATAAAGAATGCCCTATAAACATAGAAAATTCGCTTTTACATTCTTTGCAAGTGATTTTAATTTTTTTAATATCCTTAATATTTGCCATATTACTCCTTTCTTTTATTCTAAAGATATTTTATCTTTTATGTTAAAAATTCTATATAAAATGATTTTATTTTTATCGTTTTTATAATACTCTAAATCTACTAAAAAATTAAATCCATAAGGATTTTTCAAAACTTCTTCGGCTATTTTCTCATCACTAAAACTAACATCAACCGCATAAGGACTTAAAGCATCGCACTTTGCCTTATGTTTTGTTTTATTGTCTATTTTATTTGTAGTTTTATACATCGTTATCAAAGCATTTTCATGTATCTTTTGATATTCAATTTCCTTTTTTTTGCAAATGTAATTAGCATTTTCATAAATAAGCTCAGCTTCATCACTATTTATTCTCAAAAGTTCTTCACCTTTATGATTGATAAAAAAAGTATTTTGATTTATAGTAATGGGTGCAAATATATTTTTTAAATTATTGGCATTATACTTAGTAAAATGCGGATTTTCTTCTATTTCTTCTATGCTTTTTGATTTGATATTTTTAAAAGATATGATAAGTTCTATAAATTCATTTAATGCTTGAATAGGTGCAATAATAGGCAAAACTTCTCCTGCTATTTCAAAAACCAAAGAATATATATCACTACCAGTTTCAACCTTTTCTAAAAAAATTTTACTTTGTGTTATACCGTGTTCTTTTGATATAAAACTATCCATTAATTTTTGAAAACTTAACAAAGAATTAGCCATTATCCCAAGTTCTATGTTTTCTTCATGGATAATTTTTATTTTAAAATTAACAATGTTTTCTTTCTCCATTTTATTCCTTTTCATCTGTGATAAACTCAAATTTTAAAACACTGCTTTTATCTTCAAAAGATTTTAGGCTCTGACGTAAAGTTTTAAAAGGTGCTTCATCATAAGAATTAAAAAAGTTTGTATGACAAGCAGGACAAAAAAGAATGCTTTGCTCAACTTTTGCAATGATTTGCGTATCGCAGTTTCTGCAGGTAATTTTATAACTTTTCATATTTATTCCTTTTCATCTGTGATAAATCTAAACTCTGCTTTTTTATGCTCTTTTAAGCTTTGCAATATATTTCCTAGTTTAGAAAGTGGAGCTTCATCATAAGAATTATAAAAAGCATTATTACAAAGTGGGCATACAATGACAGTTTTACCTATATCTAAAGTGATTTTAGTTTTACATTGTTTGCAGGTGATTTCTAAACTTTTTAAATTTAACATTTTAACCTTTCCTTTGTTTTTGTAATTTTATCAAAAAGTGCTTTATTTTTATGCTCCTTTTTTGACTTTTAAACACATTGAAATACTTTCTTTATAAAACTCTTTAGGCACAGTAATATTTTTTTGCTCTAAAAAGCCCTTATAATCGATTGTAGTTCTACTTTGCGGATAAATTGTAATATCCAAACATCTTGCTTTTTCTCCATTTGCTAAGGCTATGAGTTCTTTTTTAAGACTTTCTAGCTTTTCTTTAATAGGTTTAATCGTGTTTTCAAGCCTTATGATTTCAATCGTTAGATTTTTTGCTTTAGTATCTTCAAGCTCTTTATATTCACTTTTTTGATCTATGATATAATCTAATATAAATTGCTTTATATTTTTAACTAACCATTTTTGATAAGCTTCATCTTTTAAAACTTCGCACTCTACAATCTCTTCTTCTTTATTCATAGCTACAAAAATGCATTTTTCTTTACCACTGATATAGAGTTGAAATTGCACTTGAGCGTAGTATTTATCGCTTGGCTTTTTATTTTTTTTGACAAAATCGTATTCATCTTGTGAGTATTTAAACTCATAAATAATTCCATTTTCATCAATACCATCTAAACTTGCTATAAACATTTCATTTTCTAGACTTTGCAAAACTACAGGAGTGATACTCACGGAATGTAAAAACTCAACTCTAGCTCTAATCAAAGCTTCATAGTTATTGCCTTTTTTCATAGCTTCATTTTGATAAACTTCTTTAAGTCCCAAGATGATATCTCTTGCTTCTTCTTTGGAATTAAAAGCACCTTTGATACCTACGCAAGATGCTACCATCGATGCACCTATTTTTCCTTTTCTAAAATTTAACCATTCATGGCTACCTTGTTCTAAGTCGATTATTTTATACTGCATGATTAATTCCTTCTAATAATAAATTTGCGATTTTAATTTGTCCTTTGCCTGTGATTTTCGTTGTGCTTACTAATCTATCTCCATTTATTGTACTGATAGTTGTTTCACTTACTTTAAAAAGCCCTTGCTCTATGCATTTTTGATAAGGTTTGTTATCGCTCATTAAAAATCCTTTTTCACGCAAGATCTTAAAAAGTCTTTTCTCGCCAATTTCAAGATTATTTTTTTCGTGTAAGATTTTTGCGTAATCTCTTATTAAAATAGCGTCATTTGTGTTTTGAATGCGATTTGCAAAATGAATTAAAGGTGCATTTTGTTCGGCTTCGTTTTTTAGGCTTTGATTTTCTATTTGAAGTTTTTCATTTTTTTCTAAAAGCTCTAATTGCATTTGCAAACTTTCTTTTAATGAAAGTGGTTTATAACTTTGTTTTTTAAGCTCATTTTCTAAGTATTCTAATCTATCGATTATCTTTGCTCTTAGTTCTACGCTATATCCACTCACTAAAATTAGCACTTCTCTTTTTGGTAAGCGGTAACACTTGTAAGATTGCTTATTTTGTGTGTTTTGGTAGGTGTCTCCAAATTTGGATATACCCCCTTCAACCACTTTTTCTAAGTAAGTTTCTATATCTCTTATAACATGAAAATGTTCTTTTCCTGTAAGTTCTGCTATTTCCAAAGAAGTTAAGCTTATTTCTTTATTTTCATCTTTTCTAAATATTTCTAAATTCATTTTTCATCTCCTTAATATTTTTTTCCATTTTTCTTCGTATTCTTCATAATTTTGCCAATAATCAAGAGTTTGTTTTAGCTTCTTAACAACAGCATCCCAAGTTGTTATTTTTGTACTTTCTAATGCTATTTTTTCAGCTAAAAATTCAAATTCCCATTCTTTTATGCAAATCATTCCATAATCACGAGCAAGTATTTTTCTAAGTTCTAGTAATTCTTCCTTACTAAGCTTTCTTTTAAAGCTTAGCTCCTTTTTATGTTCTAAGTCGTATTTTAGAGCTTTGATTTTATTTTCATAATGTTCCTTTTGTTGTTTAAGCTGAGATTTATAACCTATTTTTTGATGATGATTTAAAGAATTAAGCCTTAGATTTTCATCGCTTAGGGTTTTAAATCTGGCTTTTTCTTGTTCTTGTTCTAGACTTCTAAGCTTTTCTTTCATTTGATAAAAAGCAAAAACTAAAACTTTTTTAGCATTTCTAACACTTTCGCTATTTTTCATATAAGTTAAAAGTAGCGTTGCTTGCTGTTCGTTCAGATAGTAAATCTTTTTATAATTTTTAACATTTTTAGAATTTATAATAAGTTGATTTTCAAACTCTAATATTCCAAATTCTTCCAAATCTGCTTTATAGGTTCTAATTAGTTTTTGAATAGAAATTTCATTATTGTTAGTTAGCTTTGAAATCTTATTTTGTGTAGTAACTAAAGCACCATTGTATTTTACAATTAAATCGTTCATAAAATAATCCTTTTATCTTATTTTCGTTTATTTTTTATGATTATAATCGAATTTAAAATAAAAGTCAATAGTTTTAAACGATTTTTTGAATATTATTTTAAAAAAAGTTCGATTATAGGACGGATTTTAAATCCTGCCTATAAAATCCCTTGCTTTTTTAATTGCTTCTAGTATTTCTTTTTGTTGTTTATTCTCTAGCATAAGAGTTAATGCTACTTCTGCCATTTTTGGAATTTTACCACTAGCCCAAGTATTTATTGTAGAAGCAGGGACATCTAATTGTCTTCCTAATTCAGCTTGAGTAATGTTTAACTCTTTGCAAACCTTTTTAACAATGTTTTCTTTCTCTTCTGTCATATTACTCCTTTTTACTGGTTATTTTAACATAATCGCTTAAAATTTTAACTATTTGAGTTGCTAAAGGGCGGTATTCTTTATCTGCTATTTTTTGCAACTCTTCTTTTAATTCTAATGGAATTCTTATACTTAGCGGTTTTGTTTGTTTTTTCATAATTCCTTCTCCTTTAATCTTTTTACTTCTTTAATAGCCTTATCATCGTTTTTAAAAACGCCTATAAGCCCTAAAGCATCAAGTATTTTTATACGAAAATTACTAAGTTTTACATTGATTTCAATTTCTTCTTCTAACTTCAATGAAATTTCATTTATAGCAGTATCTTTTAATGCTATTACACCTTTTAGCCTTTGAATTTCTTTTTCTAAATATCTTATTTTTTCATTTTTTTACTATTTAAGAACATAGTTTCGACCTTTCTTTTGCATAAAGAAGCTCATAAATTTTATTTTGCAAAGAGCTAATTTCTTTTATATTTTTCATATTTGCTTCTATTTGGTCTTTTAACTCTTTTAAAAGTTCTATTTTTTCATTTTCAAGATTAGAAATTTCAGTTTTTAAAGATTTATTTTCATCTTTTAAATACTTATTTAATTTCATTTCTTTTCTATATTCATCTTTACTTAGTTTTATGATGACTTGTTCTTTCGTGTGATAAGCTTTCATTTTTTCTCCTTTTAGATTAATGCTTAAAAGGGACAACTGAGTTCTTTAGAATAGGAAATAAAACAAAAAGGTAAATTCTCAAGTAGTTAATTTGTAAAAGTTGCCCCATTTAAGGATTAAAGGAGCTTAAGAAAAGCCAAGAGCCTTGCTCTCTTGGCGTGAGTATTGTTTAAGTATAGGCTAAGCAAGGCTATTCTATAATTTTAGTGGTTTTTTAGTTTAGTTGATTGATTATTTCAATCAACTTTTTTACTATTTCTAACAATAAAAAAGCAATTTTTAAAAACTTCTCTATCATCAAAAACAGCTCCTTCCCCACCAAGAGAAATTAGCCACTTAAACAATGTTATTTTATCAAATTTATTTTTATTTTTGATAAAGCCGAGTAAATCCGCAAGTCTCGGCATTGTATAATCGTTTAAGTTTATGCTAAGCGGATTTAGTTAAAATTTATCTGTGTTAAAAAATATTAGAGTTTTATAAGCTCTCTAATTAGCTCTAAGATTAAGATTAAAATTGTTAAAATTTTATCCCACATTTTAGAGCCTCCTTTCTCAACACCGAGACAAGTTAGCAACTTAAACTTTATAATTATACTTTCTTTTTCTTAAACTCTTGATTTTCTGTCGTTTTTAAAGTGCAAGAAAACCTTAAAAATAGCACTATAAACAATAATAACGAGCCAAGTTTATGGATAACTTGCTAACCCTTCCGCTATGTTATTGCTATTGTTTTATCCGAAATAAATTCGTTTAAAACCGCTTTGCTAAAGCCCCCGTCCCACTTCGTGGGTAAGAGTAAAGCAAAGAAAAGAACATTAGCAATTAAGCTTAATTTTCAAGCGGTCAAAAGCTTAAGAAAGCCCTTTTTTTAAAGGACTTATTAAACTTTTAAAAAAGCTTTTTACATTGTTTTTCGAATTTTCTAACTCTCTCTAAAAGCTCATAAGCATTTCTCATAAATTCATCTCCATAAGCTTGTAAAGAGATAGATATTTCTTCATCATCTTCTAAGCTTATTTCTAAAGAGTTTTTAAAATCTTGCAAGTTCGCAAATATATTTTCTAAATTCTCTTTGCTTTCAAACTCATTTGCAATTAATTCTTTTGTTTGGCTAGAAATTCTTTTTTCTTCTCTATCAAAATAAAAATCTGTAAAACTCATTTTTTCTCCCTTTTGTTTTGTTTATAAAAGTATATAATAAAGAAACTTAATTAAAATTTAATTTAGTATATTAATTAGAAACTTTTTTAAAAATATTTTTTGGTATAATTTCTTAATAGAAAATAATTAAAAGGATTGATTTTGTTTATTAGAGCATTAAGAGTTTTTTTCATCTTATCTTTTATTGCGGATTTGACTATCATAGGACTGTTTGTTGGTATTCCTTTGTTTTTGATTTTATGGGGAATTCAATATATTATTTACGGTGAAAAAAATCCTTTTTTTGTATTTGCAAAACACAATTCTAAGCCTTACCAAGAAGATATTATAGATGTTGAAGTTGAAGATGAAAAACCAAAAAAATCCTTAAAAACATTTTTAGAAAATTGGAAGGATTAATGCGATGGATATAAAAGGTTTATGAGGTATTGATTAAAAATTATATAAATCTATTTTGCCTGATATTTTATTTTTAATAGCTATATTTTTTAATATCAAATTATTATTAATTTCAAAGTCTATAATTTCTGTATCGCTAATATTAATATGGTATGTTTTATAAATATGTTCTATTTGTTTTCTTATATTCATTTTACATAAATATACATATGTAGGATCCCCATTAGACATATATCCAAAATTTGAAAAAACAAGTTCACCTGATTTTAAGGAAGGTATAAAATTAATATTATATTTTCTTAATTTTTTAATGTCTTTTTCTGATATATCTTTCACAGTAAAAGATTGTGTATATTGAAGAACATCGGGCCAATTTTTCTGTATAATATCAAATAGTTCTTGATTACACCATTGTTTATGGGGTAATACATCTATAAAATATATTGAATCATTATTGTAATACGGTAAAAAACAATACAATAAGCCCCCAGTTCTATCATACTCTTGTTTATTTTTAAGATATTCTCCTAGATGAAAATGATGAATTCCAAAAGAAGAAAACATTTTATCATTGTTATCAAATCTTTTACTAAGAAAAGGATTAACATCTTCTCCTTTTTTTAGTTTATATTCTATTTTATTAATTGTTTTCCGTATTTTTTTATTTAGAGTTCGTTCTTTAATCTCTTTTGATATAAATACTTTTCTAGGTTTAGGTGGTATAGAAAAATATATTTCTTTGAGATATTCCGCAAAATAATCTTTTGAATTATAGTTTGATAATTCTTTTTTTAATTTTGCTTCAGCACATTTATTTAATTGTATCATAATTTTTTCATAAGAAAAATCATTATTTATCACAATCAACCTTATAGCTTTTTATACTCTCAACTTCTACTTCATGATTTGGCACTTGATAACATTCTTTAAAATTATCGCCTTTTAAAATCTTAGTGTAAGAGCTTGGAATAGCAATTTGATTTCTTATTCTTTGAGGGTTGCTATCATAATTAACCAAATTTAAAACTTCAATTTCTCCAAGCTTTAAAGCTACTTGTCTTTCTCTTTTTTCAATCTTATTCCATACTTTTTGATTAATTTGTGGATTTTGCGGAGTAATATTACTCATTAAAAAAGTGCTTCTTTGGGCTTGAGTTGTTTTTCTCATTGAAGCATTAGAAAGAGTGTGTTCTCGTGTATAACCACTGTTTTTATAATCACTCCATGTGGTGCGGTATTTTTTAGGTATATTTGTATCATCTTCAAAGCGTGGGCGTTTTTTGATTTGTTCGCCTTTTAAATTATCCGCTTCTAATCTATAAGCTACGGCTTTAGTGCCTTTATAATTATAATCATAGCAATTTAGATAATAGAATTTATCTAAAACTTGCGAACAACTTTGCTTAGTAAAATACTTAGCAAAATCTTCACTTGGCTTGTATTGTGTATAATCAGCTAAGGCTAGAGTTGCTAGCAGTGGTAAGATTATAAGTTTTTTCATGGAGTTTAATTAAAAAAATCAATAATTTTTTCACATACTTTTTCATATTTTTGAAAAATATTCTCTTCAGACTTATTGTTTTCAGAAGGTTTTCTTGTTATTCTATCAGTTCCTATAGTTTTATATTCCAAATTTCTTATTTCGATAATATCATTTTTTATTTTTTGAATAGCATCATTTTGTTCTTTAATAATATCTTGGCTTACTATTATAAAAAAATCCTTAATTATTACTTTATATAAATCCAAAATAGCGCGTTGTAGATGATTTTCTGCTCTTTTAATGTTATTTTCTGATGCTCTTATTGACATAAAAACACAACATAAATGAGACATCGTGTTATGAAATTCATTTAACACCTGCAATGGAAAATACGTAACATCTCTTTCTTCATAAACTATTGTTTTAACATCTAATGTAAAAAAATTATAATATTGTAATCTATCTTCTAGTAATTTTTTTGCTATATTCTCTCTATTTTTTTTACCTATTTTTTTTCTAAATTTATTAAACATCCCTAGAGCTTCTAAAAAAAATTTAGAATATAAATTTAAATCATTTTTAATATATATTGTTTTTGTATCAAAATTAATTTCTCTAGGCGACATATTGCGCTCTAAAAACATTTCTGACATTTTATCTTTTATTTTATTAACAGTTTCCTCTTTATCTTCAATTAACGCCTTATAGTACAACATGAAAGCTAGTATAAGCTGATCATCTCTGCCATATAGTAAAGATTTTTTGTCTAATTCTAAAAACCGATAGTATAAGATATAATATTCTGATTTTAAGATAACTTTAGATTCCAATTTTTATTCCACATTTTCTTAAAAATTCATTTTTCTCTTTTTGGGTAAAACTTCTTTGTTTTTGTTTAACTTCCGAACCATGAACTACTCTTCCTTTTGAATGAGTATTTATTTTTTGAAAACTTAATTGCCCTTTAAAAAATTTCTCTTCTAATTCATCGAAAAATTCATTTGTTTCTGCATCAAATTTAATTCCATCAGGAATTATAGCTACACCTTTTGCTTTCATTACTTCTTCTCTTTCTACACTTCTTAACATCTTTAAAAAATTTTGGAATTATAACAAATTAATAGTTAAAAACTATTTAAATCTTTCATCATCCCACCACTTCTATAAAATTTTTAAAGGTTTCAACAGCCATTTTTGATACTACAGCACCTAAGATCTCGCATTGTTCAAATTCGCTATTATCTACTTTTTTATCCTCGTATTTTTTATTTTCAGAAACTAAAAAAATATAATCTTCAAAAGGTTCTTTTTTAATTTTTTTACAAAACAAATCATCATTTTTTCTAAAAATAACAATATCTGCATTTGAAATAGTTTGAAGTGAATTTTTGCTTCTATCCACAATAATAAAATCTCCATTAGATAAAATAGGTTCCATACTATCGCCATTAATTTTTATAATATCATAACTCTTCTTTATAGGTATATCTAAAATTTCTTTTAGAAAATTTTCATCAACGGAAACTATTTTAACTTCTTCACTTTGAGATGAGGTTCCAAGTCCTGCACTTGCATAAATATCTGGAAAATATCTGAAATTTATTTGATTATCATTTCTAAAAACATCTTGCAATATCACTTCGTTGAAAGGAATATCCAATGCATTACATAAAATTTTTATATATTGTGGTTTAGGTTTTGTTTTATTATCTTCTTTAGACATCAACCATTTTTTTATTGTTGCTTCTGAGCTTTCTATGCCATTTTTATATAAAATTTCCATCAAATCTTGATATGTAACTTTTTTATCTCTATTTTTTAAATAAAATTTAAATTTTTCAGTATCAAAATGAAAATCGAATATATCTCCATTTCTTCCCATATTCTCTCCTTTTTTAGTATAAAAATTATACACTTTTTTCAAGCAAATAATGTTCCATAATTAGAAACATAATTAAATATTTATTAAGTTTCTTTATTTTATACTTTCGTTATGAAAAAATAGATTTTTTTGATTTTACAAAAATATTGAGTAATCACTATACGGTTATTAGTGTTAAAAAGATTAGAACAAATAAATCACGCCCAAGTTTCAAAAAACAAATAGAGTTTAAAAAACTCTACGGAATACCTCATGAATTTTGGGTGGATGTTCGTAGCAATCTTATAAACATACCTAAGCGTGGGAGAAAGCGGAAGGATAGAGAATGAAAGTGATTGAGCTAAAAGTTAAGATGCCTGATGAGTATTTTGAACTTTTGCAAAGTGTGGCAAATGATGGCGGATTTAATAGTATTAATGAGCTTATTGTGGATAAGATTGCTCATTTTATAAAGGTTGAAAAATACCATAAAGAACTAGACAAAAAGGATATTATAAGCCTTGAATAAGGCTTATATTTCTCCTAGGTAATTTGGAGTTTCCAAAGAGTAGTGTTGTGGTTGTACAGCTTGTTCTAGCTGTTTTATCCTGTTTTCTAACTCTTTGATTTGTTCTTCTAGCTTTGAAACTCTAGCTTCTGTAGATTTTTGTTTTTGCTTTTCATCCATTTTGATAAGTCCTTTTCTTGATTTGGTGCAAAAAAATTATAGCAAAGGACTTTTTAAAACGGATTAAGGAATGAAATGCTTGAGAGATTGATTGAGATTATAGGATTATTTATTTTTACTTTGATGATGTTGCATTTTAGACTGTTTCTAGTGGCTGGTATTTCGGCTGGGATTTTAATATCTTGCATTTATCATTATCTAAAACGCATTTTTTATCACGGTAGTGAGGACAAATAATGTATTTAAATTTATCTTTTTTAAAAACCATTTCAAAAGGAGTTTTTTTTGTAACTAATTTATATCCTAAGTTAGGATATAGTCTTTTTGTCAAATCGTTTTCTAGCTTCATATCTTTAATACAAACTCTTTTTAGTTTTTGTTTTTTAGTTAAATATAAAAACAAAGGACGGATACTTAAACCAAATAAAACACCTATTAAAAAATATAACAAATTTTCTAAAGTGGCGGTTTTTAGCATTTCGGATAAGAAAGAATTAAACATAAAAAGCCTTTTTAATTTAAATTATAACATAAAGGAGAGTTGGTGATACCAAATTTTATAGCAAGCTTTGATGTAGCTTTGGGACGTAAAAGCCTAAGAGAGAGAAAAGGCTATTTAAAATTATCAAACACTATAGCTTATGGTGGTCTTAGTGTTGATGCTTTAGCATTGTATATTCAATTAGCAAAGCTTAGTGAAAAAACGATTGTAAGTGAGATCTATTTAAGAGAGTTTATAAAAGTTAAAAATAATCAAAGAATTAGTTTAAATAGATTAAGAATTGCTAAAAAAGAATTAATTGAACTCAGACTTTTAGAAATTAAAAAGGTTAGAAATGGCTCTTTAAATTTTTATGAGTGGATTTTAAAAGATGAAACTTATCAAGTTAAAAAGCATTTTAACAAATCTTTATCTTTGCTTAAAAGCAGTGATGAAAAGCTAAGCAAAACTCTTAAAAATAACACTTCATCAATCGACAGAAAATTAACTACTGAAAACGAAAAAAAAGAGAATTTGCATTATATAGAAACACACACGCACGCACGCGATAATAAATTTATAAATAATATAAATATTAATAATAATAAATTTATAAAAAAAGAGAATTTAGAAAATTTAAAAAATAATCAAGAAAAGAAAGAACGCGTTTCTAATCAAAACGCCTCTTTTGTGACGAGCTTTATTGATTTTAGCAAAAAGGAGTTAGAGAAAATGGCAAAAAAAGAGTTTAAAGTCCCAAATGCAAATGAACTCATGAGACAAATAATAGCTTTTAATGAGAAAAATGGCACAAACTTTGGTGAAGAGTTGGCTAATGATTTTATAGGCTATTGGGATGCTAGGGAATGGAAAAGAAATGGAAAAAGAATGTCAAGTGTGGCAGGAAGTCTTTATACATGGCTTAAATACGCTAAAGAAAATGAAGCAAGAAAAAATCAGCGTTTTAACAGAAAAAAAGAAGCCAATCCTAGTGTGGTTGATAGCTTGATGGAGTATTACGGAATGAAAGATGAGAACAAAAACAAGCTCTTAGGATGCTTTTAAGGAGTAAAAAATGCAAGAAAAAATACAAATTTTAATGGACTTATTGGAAATTAATAAGGCTCAGGCAACTGATATTGTAGGTAGATATCTCAAAAGCGTTAAGGATATTCATGCTTTCTTAGATTTTTATTTCGAAACTTTAGAAAGAGAGAATATCGTAGGGACAACCTATGAGAAATTAAGAAGAGTTTGCAAAAGGGCTCAAATCGAGTTTAAAAAGCGTTTTGAAGATAAGGAAATATTTTTAGAATGGCTTTGTAATAAATACAAAAATCAAGCTTGCTTTAGAGTTTTTAAAGGCGATTTTAAATACTCATATTTTGCAAATTACGGAAGCAATCAAAAAATTAAAATAAATCAAGAATCTATTGATTCTTTAATTTGCATCAATGCTTTTAAGCAAATCACTTATAAAGATGGTAATTTGATAGCTAATGGAGAATTTAAAGAAGCTTTAGTTGATTTCATGTTCAAAAATCAAGATAGGATAGGAAGAGATTTAGAGCATTCTTTACCAGTGCGAGAAATAGAAAGAGTTTTAACTTTAGATGAAATGAGAGAGCTTGAAAAAGCTGAAGAAAAAAGGCTATTTAACGAGAATAAGAGTAGATTTGAAAAAATTCTTAAAAGCAAAATGGCTTTTAAAAATATAAGCTAAATTTAAGAAAGTCTGAAATGGAAAAGTATATTTTAAAAATTGATTTAAAAAGCAATCCAGTACCTTATAAAAGAACGACTCAAAGATCTAAATTTGTGTGCAGGGATTATCTTAAATATTTAGATTTTAAAAAACTCTTGCAAATGGAGTTTAGAAGACAAAATGATATTAGCTGTTTTCAAGCTTTTGATAAGCAAAAGAAATATGAGTTTTCTTTAAAAATAGGATTTAACAGCAAAAGGCATGGCGATGGGGACAATATCGTAAAATGCGTGTTAGATGCGTTATTTGAAAACGATAAGAATGTTTTAAAAGGCGATTATGAGATTATTAGTTTTAAAAAATCTTTTTTAGACTTAGAAATCAAAGAATTTAATTTTAAAGAAGGGGTGGCTTGATGGCTAGAATGATGACAAATGGCAAAAGTATGACAAAAGAAGAGCTTGTTTCAAAAATAGAGAGTTATTTTAATGAAAGAGTTGTCTTAAAAGAAACTAAGGAGAGTATTATTTTTGCACCTAAAACAAAAGTGGGATTAGCTGTGTATTTAGGAATTACAATACAAACTTTAGGCGAGTGGGAGAAGGATAAGGATTTTGGAGAAATTGTATCTCAAGCTAAGCAAAAATGTGAAATGGATATTTTAAACCATTCCTTAATCGGCACTTATACTCCTAGCGTTAGTATGTTCTTGCTAAAAAATCAACATGGATATGTGGATAAACAAGAAGTTGTCAGCGATAACGTTCAAAAAATTGAAATTATAAGAAGTGAAATCAAATGAAATTAAAAATCGATTTTTCTTACACTCCGGCACAACTTAAAGTTTTTGATGATAAAAATCCACGCTTTATAACTGTAGCAAAGGGCAGAAGACTTGGTTTTACAAGGGGAAGTGCTAAGTTTGTTATCGAAAACTTGCTTTTAGGACAAAATGTTTTATGGGTGGATACCATACAAGCAAATTTACAAAATTATTACGAGTTATATTTTACACCTGAGTTAAAAAACTTGCCAAAAGATTTTTACTCATGGAGTGTGCAAGACAAGAAACTAATTATTAATGGAGCAGTGCTTCATATGAGAAGTGCTGAAAGAAGTGAAAATATCGAAGGTTTTGGATATGACCTTGTTATTTTAAACGAAGCAGGAATTATTTTAAAAGGCAGCAAAGGAGAGTATCTTTGGTATAACGCTATAAGACCTATGTTGCTTGATAACCCTAAATCAAGAGCAATTATCGGTGGAGTTCCTAAAGGAAAAAATCTATTTTACGAGCTATGTAGAAAAGAACTCAGCGATAAAAATTGGAAACATTTTCAATTTTCAAGCTATGATAATCCATTTTTAAAAGAAGAGCAAATTAAAGAATTAATTGAAGAAGTAGGCGGAGAAGGTAGTGAAGTTGTCAAGCAAGAAATTTATGGCGAGTTTATAGATAGCTCGAGTGCTGAATTATTTTCTCTAAGTGAAATTGAAAATGCGATGAGCAAGAACTCTTTTAGTATTGAAAAAATGCAAGGCGAGAATATTTGGGGGCTTGATGTAGCAAGATATGGAGATGATAAGAGTGCTTTAGCAAAAAGAAAAGGTTTTGTAATTTATGAGATTAAAAAATACTCACAACTTGGAACTATAGAATTAGCAAACAAAATACTAGCCGAATACAATCAAAGCGAAGATAAACCAAAAGGTATTTTTATAGATACTTGTGGTCTTGGCGTTGGCGTATATGATGTCTTGTTAAATTATGGTTTGCCTGTATTTGAGGCAAATTCTGCAAATTCTGCAACCAGTAATGAATACTTAAATAAAAGAGCGCAAATGTATTTTACATTTGCTAAAAACTTAAAACACATGGAGCTTGTTAAAGATGAAGAATTAAAAAAAGATATGAGAATGATTGAATATGAATATAGCGACAAGGGGCTTTTAAAGATAGTTTCAAAAGAACAATTAAAAAAGAACTATGGCAAAAGTCCTGATGTTAGCGATGCGGTGGCATTAACTTTTTTTGAAAAACTATACAGCAGAAACAATACTAATGAAGATTGGAGTTATGATGGCTGGTGAGTTTTTAATGATCTATGATGCAATTGATGTAAATAAGATTAAAAAGATTTCAAACTTAAGTGATGATGCAATAAAGTCAAGCTTGGCTAATGAGTTTTTAGAACTTGTATCAGGATTTAATAATATTTCTAAAAAGAAATTTAAAAGAGAATTTGCGGAGTTTTTATTTGAAAAAGGAGTGAATGAAAAAGATATTTTAAAAATAACAAATTTAAGCAAAACAACAATATGGAGAATTATGAATGAAAACAAAAAGAACTAATGATGAGAGAGTGTCGTTTTTAACACAACTCATTAGCGAAAGTAAAAGTGGATATGAAAATTACAAACCACACTTTAAAGAATTGCAAGATGCTTATTTGCTTGAAAATAAGGTAATGCAAAAATTGAGAAAAAGAAATAAATCAAGTATCTACATACCAAAAATAAACGCTAAGGTAAAGTATTTAATCACTAGCTTAAATGATGTATATTTTAATAGTGAGAGAATGGCAGATATTGAAACTTACATTAATAGCGATGATACGATTATAGAGCTATGGCAGAATGCAATTGATTTTTATAGTGGTAAAATCAATATGTTTAAGATTTTTCAACCGCTTTTCTTAGATGTTTTACTTGTGGGAACAAGTATAGCTAAGGTTACTTGGCATAAAGGAATGCCACGCATTGAAAGAGTAGATATTGATAGTATATTCTTTGATCCAAATGCGTTAAATAGTGAAGATGTAGGCTATATAGTCAATGAAATTTACCTAACTTATAATCAAATCCATGAAAGACAAAAGCTAGGTTTTTATAAAAAAATTGAAATTGAAAAGCTTTTTGATGAAGATGATGAATATAAAAAAGTGAAGCTTTATGATATTTATGAAAGAAAAAACGATGATACTTGGGTGGTTTCTACCTTATTTGAAAATAATTTACTTAGAAATGAAGTTGCTTTGCAAGATGGTCAACCTTTTGTATGGGGTTCAATGCTACCACAACTTAAAAAGATAGATAACGAAGATTATATAAGTGCTTATGGAGAGCCTATAATGGCTTCTGCTATGCCTTTGCAAGATGAAATTAATATAACTAGAAATCTTTTAATAGATGCAGTAAGAACTCATATCATGCCTAAAATAATGATGCCAAAATCAATGGGAGTAAGCAGAGAAGATATAGAAACCTTAGGAAAACCAATATATACAGACGATCCAAAGGGTGTGCAAATATTACCACCACCAAATGTAAATAGTGCGGGAATGAATTTACAGCTTTTAGAAAGCGAACTCACAGAAGTTACAGGAGTTAGTCCACAAAACAATGGAGCTCAAACTGCACAAAATGAAACAGCAACAGAAATTAGCATAAAAGCACAAGAAGGCGGAAGAAGAAGTGCTGACTATATAAGACAGTATAACGAAACTTTTATAGAGCCTTTATTTGATAGATTTGCAATGCTTGTTTTTAAGTATGGAGAAGATAGTTTTTTTAATGGTTTTCAAAGAGAGGATATACCTAGTTTTAGATTTAAAATTCAAACCGGCACAGGTGCCATGAATAAAGAAATTAGACGTGCAGGAATTCAAGCTAGTATGCAAGTTTTTTCACAATTATATCAAATGTATATGAGCATAGGCGATGCAAATTCTGCTTATGGGATTATAAATGCTAGCAAAGAACTTACTAAAGAATTATTACCAATTTTAGGTGTAAAGAATGTAAATAGTTTATTTGCTTTTGAAAACAATGAAGATATTAATCCACAAATGCAAGGAGAAGCTAATGCTTAATATTGAAATTAAAAGCGATATATCTAAAACCAAAGGAGGAAAGAAATTAATAGATTTTATCAAAGCAAAATATAGTGAATGTTTTTATATAGCAAAAAATAATGATGAGAAAGAGTTAAGGTTAAAAGCTTTAGATACTATGGCTTTTTTAGACATAATAATCAATAAAATAAAGGATGAAGAAGATGGAAAATGATGCTTTAAAAGATTTAATAAATGTCATAACAGATGATGATAAAGGACAAGTTGCTAATAATGGCGATGAACCTACGCAAGTAGTAGATAATGAACCTACGCAGGTTGCTAATGAGAACGAGCCTGATTATAAGGCGATGTTTGAAGCTTATAAAAGTGAAAATGACAACAAATTAAATGCTTTAATGAGTGAGCTTGAAGCTTTAAAAAATCCAAAAAAAGAGCCAAGCGAACAAGAATTACAAAGAGAGCAGTATTTAAAAGAATTAGGACTTGATGGACTTGATGAGAAATTAAAAAGGCTTGAAGAGCTTGATAAAAAGCAAAAAGACAAAGAAGAGCAAGATGCACTAATCGCTAAATACGCACAAGTAGAAAGCGAGTTAAGAAAAGCCTATCCTGATGCGGATTTAAAGGCTATGGCAGAACTTGCAACAAAATTAAATGGTTTAGGCGAAGGGAATATTGACAGCTGGAAAACCTTACTTAATTTGGTCGGAAAATCAAATAATGCTAAAAAAGCTGAAGATTTATCAAGTGCAAATAATAATGTAAGAACTAGTGATTTTAACGATAAGTTAAAAAAAGGCGAAGTTAGCGAGATAGATCTCGGTAAAGAATTATTAAGTTTAGTATAAAGGAGAAATCATGGATTTTATAACAGCTTTAAAAGGTGGTACAGGACTAGGCTCTAGTTTTGCAGATACTTTGATGAAAACAAGCAATTTCACTCCAAATTTAGCAAGTAGTAGTAGTGGTTTTTTAAATGGATTAAAAAATTCTTTTAGTAATTTTGGAGATTGGTTATTTAAAAGTTCTGATGCAAATAAAGTAACTAATTTTGATAGATTGGGAAATGTTTTAGGTGGTGCTGGTGCTTTATATGGTGCTTATAATCAGCAAAAGATGGCACAAAAGAATTATGAGCTACAAAAAGATGCTTATAACTTCAATAAGTATCTAGCTAATGAAGAATTAAATAGAAGAAAGAATATGGAAAATAAACTTCAAAATGTTTGGAGTAATTAAATAAATTTGGATTTAAGGAGTTTGTTTTAAAGGGTAAATCTTAACCCCTTGTATAAGGGGCTTTGTTTATTGATTGTTAATTTGCATTGACAACAATAATACAAAGTAGTATAATAACTATTAAGATTTGTAGCATCTTATTTCACCGCCTTTCTAGGTGGTAATTTAGTGCTAAGGGTGGCGACCCTTGGCACCACACCTTTTAAAATTATACACAAACTTCCTTAAATGCTTTATTTTAAAAGAAAGAATAAAGGAAACAAAATGGCATTTTATAACCCACAAAGAGTAGTATTTAATCCTGATACGGGCGTTATACAAAACGCAGGAAAAGTCGGTGGTGTCTTATATGACATCATGAGTAAAAGTTTTGATGATAAAGTTAAAGCTAATGAGTTTCAGCAAGAGCAAGATTTAAGAAAGCAACAAATGGAATTTAATCAGGCTATGCAAAATAATCAGCTTTTGCAAAATGAATTTAATAATGCTTTAGCCTTGCGAAAATTTGACCTTGAAAGACAAAAACAAGCTCAAGATAATGCTTTAAATTGGGCTAAATATAAAGAAGATAAAGATTATAATCAAAAATATTTAGATTATTTAACTGGTAAAAATAGTAATATAGTTACTAATAAAACAAATAATAATTCAGGCTTTAGTATAGATGCTAATGGCAATTTAACTGAACTACAAACAATGAAAGATGTTTTTAGCAAAGAAAGTAATGGCGGGGATTTGTATAATTTTTTAAAAACCGCTAAAACGCAAAATATAAATTTAAATGATATTTATGGATTTGGAGATACCATAAGTCAAAAATTAAGAAATACTCCTTTTAACAATAGTAAAAACTTAAAACAAGAATTCGCAGATAAGCTAAAAGCTGAAATAAATTTAGCACTAGTTAATATCACAAGTGGCAGGATGAGCAATGAAGATAGGCATAGATTAGAAGAATTGGTTAAAACAGATAGTTTTTATTTCTTTGATAAGTATGCTAAACATGATATTGAAAAAGCAGTAGAAATACTATATAGAGTAAAAAATGATGCCTTAAAAAAAGAATATATGGATATTTGGAAAACAGAAAGGTATTTAAAAGATAGAGATAATATAGAAAATTATTATAACAATATGTATAAAAAGCTAGAAAATGAAAAGGCTATGATAAAAGATTTTATAAATGGTGGAAATATTTTAGCTTCTCAAGGGCAAAGAGTGCCATTAAATAAGATTTTATCACAACAACCGCAACAACAATTAACTCAAGATTTTTTACAACAAAACAATATGATTACATTTAGATAATAAGGATAAAAGATGACAATACAAATACCACAGGGTGCAAAAACAATGCAACTTTTTGATATGAATATAGATATACCAGAAGGAAAAACTTATATAGATATTGATGATAATTTTTTGCAGAATAAATATAATCAATTTATGCAAAATAATCAACAACAAAACAATTTTAATTCACAAGAAGAATTAGCTTTAGATGGTAAGCCTATGAGTATGTATCAAGCACCAAGCTTACCGCAAGAAAAACAAGAAATTGGTACTTGGGATAAAATAAATCAAGGATTATCTGATTTTAATGAATTTATAAACCCTTTAAATGCTGTAAAAAAAATACCTCAGGCTTTAGACTATCTCACGCCAAAAGTTACAAGCGGTGAAGAAGGGGCAAGGCAAAAAATAGAAGATGTAACAAATCAGGTATCAGGTGGGTTGCTACCTAGAATTTTTACTAGCCCTAGCAATGAAGAGCAAAAACAAATTTTTCAAATCGCATACGATGAAATAAAAAAATTAGGGCTATTGGAGTTATTTACCCAGTGATAGGAGTATTTATCACTGGGTATTTTTATGCCCTTTTTTGGGTGTTGATAGGAGGAAAATCACATGAAAATAATTAACTTAGGCATTCTGGCTCACGTTGACGCAGGAAAGACAACATTAACGGAAAGTTTATTGTATACCAGTGGTGCAATTGCAGAACTAGGGAGCGTAGATGAAGGCACAACAAGGACAGATACAATGAATTTGGAGCGTCAAAGGGGAATCACTATCCAGACAGCAGTGACATCTTTTCAGTGGGAGGATGTAAAAGTCAACATTATAGATACGCCAGGCCATATGGATTTTTTGGCGGAAGTATACCGTTCTTTATCCGTATTAGACGGAGCAGTATTATTAGTTTCTGCAAAGGATGGCATACAGGCACAGACCCGTATACTGTTTCATGCACTACAGATAATGAAGATTCCGACAATTTTTTTCATCAATAAAATTGACCAAGAGGGGATTGATTTGCCAATGGTATATCGGGAAATGAAAGCAAAGCTTTCTTCGGAAATTATAGTGAAGCAAAAGGTTGGGCAGCATCCCCATATAAATGTAACGGACAATGACGATATGGAACAGTGGGATGCGGTAATTATGGGAAACGATGAACTATTAGAGAAATATATGTCAGGGAAACCGTTTAAAATGTCAGAACTGGAACAGGAAGAAAACAGGAGATTCCAAAACGGAACGTTATTTCCCGTTTATCACGGAAGCGCTAAAAACAATCTGGGGATTCGGCAGCTTATAGAAGTAATTGCCAGTAAATTTTATTCATCAACGCCTGAAGGTCAATCTGAACTATGCGGGCAGGTTTTTAAGATTGAATATTCAGAGAAAAGGCGGCGTTTTGTTTATGTGCGTATATATAGCGGAACATTGCATTTGAGGGATGTTATTAGAATATCTGAAAAAGAGAAAATAAAAATCACAGAGATGTGTGTTCCGACAAACGGTGAATTATATTCATCCGATACAGCCTGCTCTGGTGATATTGTAATTTTACCAAATGATGTTTTGCAGCTAAACAGTATTTTGGGGAACGAAATACTGTTGCCGCAGAGAAAATTTATTGAAAATCCTCTCCCTATGCTCCAAACAACGATTGCAGTAAAGAAATCTGAACAGCGGGAAATATTGCTTGGGGCACTTACAGAAATTTCAGATGGCGACCCTCTTTTAAAATATTATGTGGATACTACAACGCATGAGATTATACTTTCTTTTTTGGGGAATGTGCAGATGGAAGTCATTTGTGCCATCCTTGAGGAAAAATATCATGTGGAGGCAGAAATAAAAGAGCCTACTGTTATATATATGGAAAGACCGCTTAGAAAAGCAGAATATACCATCCACATAGAAGTCCCGCCAAATCCTTTCTGGGCTTCTGTCGGGTTGTCCATAGAGCCGCTCCCTATTGGAAGCGGAGTGCAGTATGAAAGCAGAGTTTCACTTGGATATTTAAATCAATCGTTCCAAAATGCGGTTATGGAGGGGGTTCTTTATGGCTGCGAGCAGGGGCTGTATGGATGGAAAGTGACAGACTGTAAAATCTGTTTTGAATATGGATTGTATTATAGTCCTGTAAGTACCCCCGCAGACTTTCGGCTGCTTTCCCCTATCGTATTGGAGCAGGCTTTAAAAAAAGCAGGGACAGAACTATTAGAGCCATATCTCCACTTTGAAATTTATGCACCGCAGGAATATCTCTCACGGGCGTATCATGATGCTCCAAGGTATTGTGCAGATATTGTAAGTACTCAGATAAAGAATGACGAGGTCATTCTGAAAGGAGAAATCCCTGCTAGATGTATTCAAGAATACAGGAACGATTTAACTTGTTTCACAAATGGGCAGGGAGTCTGCTTGACAGAGTTAAAAGGATACCAGCCAGCTATTGGTAAATTTATTTGCCAACCCCGCCGCCCGAATAGCCGTATAGATAAGGTTCGGCATATGTTCCACAAGTTAGCTTAACAGCTTGCAAAAGTCATATAAAATGAGATTTGAAAGGATTAGAGACTAATTATGATGAAATGCGAATGGATATTGTGTCCTGTTTGTGGGAGCAAAACCCGTAATAAAATTAGGAAGGACACTGTTTTGGAGAATTATCCCCTTTATTGTCCAAAATGCAGACAAGAAAGATTGATTAAAGTTGACAACTTGAAGATAACTGTCATCAAAGAGCCAGACGCTTAAGACGCAGAGCCGATGAAATTGTGGAACAATTCACGAATCATCGGCTCTTTTTGTTTCGTATTTGAAAGAACAAACTCACCAAATAAAAAAAACGATATTCGGGTGGGTTATTTTGTTATACCCTAAATTACCCTCTGAATTTGTTTTTAAATTTGGAGGGATTTTTTTATGTCCTTTTTTCGGGCAGTTATCTATCTGCTCATACGAAGCAAAATTTATCAATACATAGCATATCAGAGAACGGCAGGAAACCAGTTAAAAAAATTTCTGCCAGTGCAACGGTACTTCTCACCTTGAAAGTAGAAGTACAATCTCCATACAATAGAATTACTATTTCCTATAACCGTAAAGGTCACAGAGCCTTTGCGGTTTTTCTTTTGTCGATTTTTGTTGGAAAGTGCCGTAGGGCTGTTTCTGATATGCGGTGTCGTTCTCCGCCTCTCCATCTGGATTTTTTACATTTCAAAAATTCAGATGGGAGGTATTTATGGTGAAATATGCACCAAGAAAGGTATATATCAGAGAAAGTGGCGGCTATGTGGAATTATCCTACACGGAGTTCTGCCGTTGCAGGGAATCCGACCAGACCTTGAAGCACAGGGGGAAGTAACGGAACGGACGGACAGCCGTTTTCCCCTCCGGCATTATAGCCAACAAAAAAGAGTATCAAGGGTAAACGCTGCGGTCTATGACCGCCCTTGACACTCTTTTCCTTATGGCTTTGATGATAAACAAGGGGAAATGGCTTCTTGTGGCATTTCTGCCCCTGTGATATAATGAACGACGCTACCGCCCCCAGACAGGTAGAGAAAGGGGGTGAACCGCATGAGTGAACTTCTGTCATTTTTTCTCTCTGTTTTGGCAAGTGTAGTTGCCTACTACATCTGCAAATGGTTGGACGGAGAAGAATAACTGGTAGCCAGCCTTGGGATTAAGCCACCCACCCAGAACGGAATAGAAAAGCCCCGGAGTTGCGACCTCCGGGGCTTTTTGCTGTGCCACATGAGCACTTCTGTCATTTTCGCCTACTGGCATTATACCATATGCCTTTCGGCATTTCAAGTATGCCCTACTTCCACCACTTGTAAACTGTGGGCTTGCTCAATCCTGTCTCCCGTATGCAGTCTGCTTTCTTTCCGTCCGGGTGCTGACGCTGCCATTCTTCGACAATCTTCGACTTTTCTCCGCTGCCTTTTGGTCTACCATTTCCCTCTCTCCAATCCCTATCCTGTCTTTTCATACGAATATCACGAATTGCCCTTGCTTCTTCTAAGTGATCAGCCTGTTTTTGGTAATTCCTTTTATTCGCTGGCATAGGAATAGCCGATACTCTTTCCGCTTCACTTCGACTATATGTGACATAATTTTCTTGATAAAACTGCATAGCGTCCATTATATCACGCTTAGTAAAACGGTTATGCTCATCATCTGACATATCATCAAGAAACTGCAATAGGGAAAAAGCGTCCGTAAAAAGCTCATCTTCCGGAATATCGCACTTAACGGCATAGGACGCCAAAACGCAAAGGCAGCTGTATCTATGCCCTACAGAAGCTCCCTCTTTTATTTTCCGCAGCCACCAATCATATAAGTCCCTTTTGATATGCCAACGCTCACGGTATGAACCATTTTTAGAAATAAATAATGGAGACTATAAATATATAGGCGTTGATAAAAATGGAAAAGAAGTTGATTTTACTCCTAGCTTTAGAAATACACTTGCTAGCACTAAAAACGAGTTAGCATTTTCTGTAGCCGGTGGATATGCTGGAAGTTTAGCAAAAACAGCAGGACAAACAATAGCCAAAAAAGCTTTAAATTATTTCGCACCATCTGCAATTGGTGCTGGTAGCGGTGCTATGGCTGATCTTCATTCGCAAAGTAATAATACAGGAATTGAAGCAAGTTATATGGATTATGCTAAAAGGTTTGGAAGTGCAGCCGCAGAAGATGCCTTAGCAGGTGCTGTAGTTGGTTCAGCTATAAAGGGAATAGGAAAAACATATAAAAGCGTTGGTGATTTAATAAGCAGTGTTAAAACAGGAGCACAAGCTGGTAAAGATATGATAGATGGCATGGCAGTAAAAGGTGGTAATTTAGGTAATAGGGTTATAGATAAAATAAGTAAAACAGATATACCTGTGGTGGGTAAATTTACAGATGGTGGCTTACAAAATGCAGAAACAATTTTTAATAATCTTACAAAAAATGTAGAGAATAAAAAACAAATAGATGAACTTATAGCAAAAGAAAATCCAACTTACCTAGAAAATGGAAAGCCTACAATAGAAATATTAAAAAACATTGTCGAGCAAGGACTTAATAAAAATAATCCACAATTTATACAAGATAGCGCTAAAAGAACAAGTGCTATTTTAAAAAGTATTTCTAATAGTTTACAAGGAATGCCAACTACACAAAGAAGAGAAGTATTATTAAAAGCAGCACAAGCTTATCCAGAAATAGGAAGTTTTTTAGATGATGTTTTAAAGGCTGATAAGGATGCTAGTATTTCTTTTTTAAATATGATTAAAGGACAAGATGAAGTATTTAAAAATAAAACAGGTTTAAATGGTGAGTTTGATTATAAGGCTTGGCAAAAAGATAATCACGCTTATGAGAATAGAATAAACCAAGAGTATGGCAGTGCTATAAGTAAATTAGATGAGCTTAATAATGGAAAAATAGTATTAACTAGTGAAGATTTAGCAAAGCTTGAAAATTTTAAAAATAATAATTTTTTAGATCAAGATGTAAAAAATAACATACAAGGCTATTTAGATGAAATAAAAGGAAAAGAAGTAAGTGCGGAGCAAATTTTTGGATTAAGAACAGCTATAAATAAGCAATTAAACACAGGAAATAAAACATATAATACAAAACAAGCTTATAGAATAGCAAAAGAAATTTTAGATGATGCGTTGATAAGAAATGCTAGTAATAAGGTATTAGCAAAAGAAATACTAGATAATGCAAATAAAAATTTTGCTTTAAAGGAAAATTTTAAAGAAAGTTATTTAGGCATGATGAAGCCTCAAGAAACAAAAGAAGGGCTTGCAGATAGATTGGTTAAAGGGCTTAGAAATATAAACGAAGATAAGAATTTAGAAAATGCTTTTAAAGGAATGAACGAACAAGAAAGATTGGCTAATGAAACTCATGTGATGAATTCTTTATTAGAAAAACATAGGATTGAAGGCGTGGGGTATGATTTTAAATCCTTAGCAAAAGATTTAGAAGATGTCAATTTTTCAAGCAAAAAAATAAAAGATGCTAAAGATGTTATTAATACATACGCTTTGATATATAACAATAATAGAGGTTTGATAATGACAGCCTTAGCAAGTAGTGGAAAAAAGACAAACTCTTCAATGGCTACAACAATACAGGGTGTTTTTGATAGAATATTAATAAGTGGTATTTTTGCTAGATTACATGCTTTAGCTCCTCTTATGAAAAGTGCTAAAGAACAAGCATTAAGAAATCAAATACTAGATGCTCTAAAACTTGCTAAAACCAATAAAGAAGTTATATCTAATCTTAAAAACATAAAAATAGCAGATCAAGAACAAAGTAGAATTTTTAAAGATGCTTTAGATAATTATATTAAAGTAGATAAAGAACAAAATAAAATATTAAAAGATGCACTAATAAAAGAAGGTGTTATCAAAGGCGACAACTTCTTCATGGATAAAGCTGATCCGAGCAAAGCAAAGAGTGATTATACTGCTAAATTTAATGTAGAAAAATGGATTAATAATGTTTCAGGAATTTTAAAAGATGAATGGGTGGTAAATTTAAAAGCTATGGCTAAAAAACACCCTGAAATGTTTAAAAACGAAGCAGATGTATTTAAGGTAATTAAAGAGATAAAAGACAATCCTACTCATTTTTTTAAAAACTATGATGATGAAGTGGCATTAATAGCTAAACCTTTAAAAGATGATAAGGTTGGCAATATAGCCATAAAAAAAGATAGTGGCAAAATTATACATATTAATAAAACAAAAGGTAAGGATTTGGAAAGATTAAATCGTAGAAATAAAGCAATGCTGACAGGTACGCCAACTCCTGCAACCACTAAAGGCAGTACTACCAATGTGGAAGGCGATTTATTACAGCATTCTTTTAAAAATTCTACCCAAGCTAAGCCTAAAAAAAACTTAATGGATGATATAAAAGAGAACATTAAGGCTAAAGAAGTAAAGAAAAAGAATAAAAAAAGCGTAAAACAAAGGCTTGATGAAAAAATACAAAATGATAAAAAGGCTAGTGAAGATATTCTAAAAAGATATGATAATTTTCTAAAAGAGAATAAAGATTATAATCTTGATGTTATGGGTAATTTAGATGTTGTTACTAGAGAATTTATACTCAATGCTAAAAAAAAGACACATAAAGGCAAAAAAGCTGATATACCTGATCTAATGCGCTCTAAAATCGAAAAAGAATTAAACATACAACCTTTAAAAGAATTTGGAAAAAATTATGCAGAATATTATCATGATGGAAAAGGTGCTTTACAAAAACTACTCATTGAAAAACAAGGGCAGGTAGCAGGTGCTTTTCATAGAAAAGATTTAGGGGATATTGATTTGGTTTGGGGAGAGGTAACAGATAAGATAAAACATAAAGGTTATGGTTTAGCTCATATTATCGATAAGCATCCTGAGTTGGACTTGAAATTAATTAGCGATATTGTCGATAAGGGGAAATTAAATAACCAAAACAACATAAGATATAGAATAGAATATAAAAATTATATTATAGGTTTAAGCAGTGAATATAAAGGAAATAAAAGAACTTTTATAATTACAGCTTTTGAAAGATACAAAGGATAAAAACAACACTTTCACCGATTGTTTTTTTGCGGTTAGCTCGGACAATTTACTAACCAACCTTTTATCAATTATAGCATAAATTCATGTAATTATTTTTTAAAATTAAAAGATAATTGGAAGGGAGATAATAGGATTGTGACTGCTTTTGAAAAGATTTAAGAGAAAAAGCAAGAAGGTAGCAACTCTCTTGCTTTTACAAAGGGCAAGATTCTGCCCTTAAACTCTTAATTAAAATTCTAACAAATAAAATTAGGAGTTTAAATACGGCGTTTTCATAATTTCTTGAACTATTTTTTTAAATTCTACTAAAATATCAATATTATTGTGTCCTAAATTTTTATATTCACTAATTCTTAAGTTAAACAATCGATTTTTAATATTCATAGGCAAAACTGAATATTCAAGCATAAAATAATCTTTAATTATAATTTTATAACAATCGAGTGTTCCTCGTTTAATATGGTTTATTGCTCGTTCAATATTTTTTGAAAAAATATCAGTGTTTTTATCTTCATCAGACAAGGAGTAAGCAGCACAAACATGAGACATAAAATTATTAAATTCTATTAATGCCTGTTTTGGAATATTCCCAATATGGTTAAAATCAATATTATCAATTATCTTATCCATAACATCTTTCTCTTTAAAATCAAAATAGTAAAACATTCTTCTAGATATATTTTCTTTAGCAATAATTTTACGCCCATCTTTTTGTATTTTTTGTCTAAATTGTAAAAAAAACTGTATTGATTTTAAAAATTCGTCCAAATAAACTTCATTATCATTTTGTAAAAAATTATTTAATTTTTTATTAAAAGCTATTGTAGAGCTATGTTGACGGGATATATCATATCTTTTAGAATTTTCTAAAACAAATTCAACTATTTTGCGCCTAAATTCGATAAATTTTGCTTCTTTATCAGCTTCTTCAATATAATCATTCATAATAACAGTTACATAAAATAAAAGCATTTCTTTATAATAAGAATACTGCCTTCCATGAACTAGTGATAATTTCAAATCAAACTGAATAAAATAATCATACAGAGTAAAAAATTTGTTAATTATTGGTGCAGAATTTGCCATGATTAATAATTATAAGTTATTTTCTTTGATAAATTGTTCTATTTCTTCATCACTAACTTTTATTTCATCTGAAGATTTTAAATTTGGATTACAAATATCACCTTTTCCATAAATGTCACTAGTATTTGAAAAACAAGCTTCATTATTTTTCAAATTTTCAAAAAAATCTAATAATTCTTTATCCTTAATTTTAGGAAACAAAAAGAAATCTGCCATTTTTTAGTCCTTTGGTTTATTTAGATAACAAAACGCGCTAAAATTATACCTTTTTTATAGTTAATTTATACTTATTTTATATATTTATATATATTTA